ATCTCCGGCTGGCTCTAATATCGGAACTGATTCAGAACAAATGATTCTTGCTATGAGAGAATCTATTCCACAATCTGAAATATGTAAAGCAATAAATGGATTTGATCCAACGCTACTATCTGATTTTATATCTGGATTCTCAAAAGATAAAATATTGAGCAAGTTTAAACTTCCATCATTGCCGACGATAAGCGTTCCAGATAATCTACCAACTGAAGATATTTTAAGTGATGTTGGCAAAACCATTGAAGATTCCGTAAAACAAGCACTTACATTTTCTTTGATATCTATAATACGAACCATTTTTGAATCTTTGTGTAATGCTTGCTCTAACGAGGGAATAAATAACGGCGAAAGATATGGTGATATACCGTTTGTTGATTTGGTAAATAAAGCCGGCGTCAACTTTAATATAATCTCTTCAGAGATAACCGACGAAGATATATTAAAGAACTTTTTTGATGATTTATCGGCAATGTTATTGCCGAGCGAAGTATGTTCATTGATCAACGGAGATCCTCCGCAAGATGTTGTCAATATTATTGAAAATCTTATTGATTCAAAATACCCATCCTTGAGAAAGATTTTCCCGAATAAAGAAAAAATAAAAGAACTGTTTTTATTGCTTGGACAATATGTTGATAAAAAAGTGTGTGAGCAGTTGAACGAAAGAATACCCGATTCTTGTGAAAATGTTTCGTTAGATAAGTTTCGGAAATGTATACTTGAAGGTCGTATGTCTTCAAAGCAGATTGATGAACAACTTTCTGAGAAAAAGAAAAGAAACGCCGAAAAGATAAAGTTGTTTTCAAAACTAAATGAATCATTTTTTCAAGGTGTTATTCCAAACTTTGATAATAAGAACTGTTTCTTGAATAAAGATCCTCTATCGGTCTCTTATTTAAACGAAAAGACTGTAGATGTAATGTTTTCAGGCATTCAGTTTGCTTTTGAAAATGATGTATCATCATTTCTACAAGGAATGATTTCAAATCTTCAAGATGGTTTGAAGACGGATGTTGAAAACTTTAAAAAAGCATATGATATAAGATTGAAAAAACTGTCGGATTTATCAAAAGAAGATAGTAATATTCTTATGTCAGATATGTTATCAGGATTATTTGATTCCAAAAATATAACAATACTTCCGGATTTAAAACAATCGCTTTCTACGGTTGATAACTTTGTGAAGAAAGATGGTGTTTCAAGTGTAAACACAACATATGTTTTCAATGGAACGAAATCAAGAAATAAAGAACTTGAGGAAATAAGAAAAAATATTTCCCTACGAAACAAAAAAGCGACGAAAGAACAAACAGTAGCGGTATTAGAAGAAAAAGAACAATCAAAACTCGCTAAACCAACTTCTATTGGTGGATTGGTAAATACATCAAATATGAGCAGTGGTCTAATACAGCAAAATAAAGAGTGTGAACAAGAAAAAAAAGAAAAACAATATACTTCTTATATCACCGAAATCACTGAAATAAAAGAAGATCTTGCCCTATCTCTATTGAGTGACAAAAGTTTGGTTGAATATCTTCTTCTCCAGTCAAAAGATATACACGATACTTATAGAACTATTATAGACACGAATACCGAACTTTTAGACATTTCGGTCAATAAAAATATTGATGTTGAAACAAAAAATATTATTTCTAAAATGAATGTTGGGTTAGATGATAGTACATCTCCACAACAAAAAGTGTTTTCAGATTTTATAGTAAAACTGTGGAGCCCAATATTAAAAAATGATATTGATAAAATATCTAAAAATGATAGCGAGTTTGTAAGTTATTTTAGAAACGATGTTTTTAATAAGTTGACGCAGTTTTTTATTCAACAAACAGCATTACAAATATCTAACTCATCTCTTTTTAATATCAAAGAGTTTAATAAACTTGATTTATTAAAAAACGATAGAGTTCAAACATTTAATACAAGTTGTCCGCCGAATAATAAAAACGGTCTATTGAATATAAATGAAATAAAACAAAATACAAAAGATAAGTTTGATCAAGTTTGTGGAAACAATCAACAATCTGCGGTAGAAACGGCTGGATTATCCGGCGCTACTAAAACTATCGTTAAGATTTATATTTTGGATGTTTTATTAAAGAATATATTTACATTTTCTACATTTAAAGTCGCGGACATTCTAAACTCTGATTTATTTGTTAAGTTTGTCGTGGAAAAAATCAAGGCGGATATCAATAAAGAACAAAATGAAGTAAAGAATATTATTTTTGATACAATAAAAAAAGAAATCGGTTCTGGAACAATAAATCCAAACAATACCGATGAGCCAAATGAAACCATTAAAAATGATCCCTCAAGTCCGGATTTTATTTCTGGGATTTATCATTTGGAAGAACTAATAAAAATAGAACTCAATGAAATATCTTCAAATATAGAGAGTATATTTAGATCGCCCAAAAATGTAACATTAAATCATTATTTTTTGAATAACTGGATGTTAACTCCGGAAGATGTTCCTGAAGCAATAGAATCGGAGAGATTTTTCGTTGATGTCAAAGGAAAACAGACATTAGGAAAAAATAGATATGCGGAAGGTGGTTTGATATTAGAAAAATATGTTAGAACAAAAACTTTGAACGGAAGAGGAGTTGATGTTGTTCAAAGACCAAGCCAGTTCTTTTTGACCGAAAAAGAGTTCGGCAAAGAACAAAAGAGGTGTGGTAACTTTGGATTGAGACTTACATATATTCCAGAACTTAAATCAGATTCAAAAATGTTAAAAATAATGAAAAAGTTTAATATTGATCAAAATAAAGCGGTTCAATATAAAGCATTTTCACTTGAAAAAAATATGGTTTTTTCTATTCCATTGATTTCGGTAGAAGATGAAGAAATGGATTTGACTACTGATAAGCCTATTGGTCGTGAAGAAGAAAATAAGATTATAGAAAGATTAAAACAAAAACTTGTTGAAACAGAAGAATATAAACTATTATTTAGATTTGTGTTTCCTCTTGAGCGCTTCTTAACATTGATTTCTATTTACAATGTAGTATTTTTGGAAAGACATTACGATAGGGAAGTGTTTGAAAATACAAAAAAAGAACTGTTTTCACTGATTAGAACACTAACTCCAGATAGAATGTGGTGGAAGAGAGAAGATCCGAATGTTGAAGGTGCTGGAGATAATGTTGGAATAAGGGCAGAATATATGAGAAATCTTACGACTGCCGGAGCGAAAGGATATGAGTCTATGGCGAGGATGACTGTTCCCTTGTTAATTAAGGGACTGGCGGAAACTTATGACCCAAGCTATAAACTTATAAAATCATTGGGATTACCATTAAATCCGGGTAGCATTTTGCCCGTCGCACCGGTGAATATATTTGGACCATTTGGTTTTGGTCCTCCTATTGGACCATACGGGTTTGGTGCTTTAGCTGCCGGATTACTTCCAGGAGAACAAGAAAGAAAATCAAAAAGAAATGGAAAAGAAAACTGAAAATGGAGAAGTTTGCGCTGAGGAAGATAATAAATAATGTCTGGCATCGGGGTTAGATTACCTCTTCATATTGATTACAGTGATGGCGCATATGCCCTCAATAAAGAATATGCGGATCTTGTCAAACAAAATCTCAAGAATCTTATTTTCACTGCCCCGGGCGAACGCATTTATGATCCACTATTCGGTTGTGGTTTAAGAAACTTTCTTTTTGAAAACGCAGGTTCAGAAATACATTCGGATGTTTCAAATAAAATAGCAACACAAGTTTCAAAATATATGCCGTTCATTGAAATAATAGATATTGATGTTGCTACAGATAGCAATCTTTTAAGTGTTTCTATAAGATATAAGATTCTTCCTTTGGATCTGGAAGATTTATTTACCATTATAGAGAAAGTAGAATAAAATCCTATTTATATTGAGGATATTAAAACTTGGCTGACAACAAAAAAAAGTTAATCAAATACACTTCTCGTGACTTCAATAGCATAAAGAAAGATCTCGTTGATTATGCTAAACGATATTATGCGAACACAAACAAAGATTTTTCTGAAGCATCATTTGGTTCTATGGTTCTTGATACTGTATCTTATGTTGGAGACATTCTAAACTTTTATCTTGATTATAGTGTTAACGAAAGTTTTCTTGATACTTCTGTAGAATATGATAATATAATCCGTCACGGTAGAGCATTGGGATATAAGTTTCAATCAAATCCTTCTTCTTATGGAATAGCAACATTTTATGTCATAGTTCCAGCAAAATCAGTAGGACTTGGACCAGATTCGGATTATATTCCTCTTCTTCAAAGAGGAACGGAAATAGCGTCGGTAACAGGAAATCTTTTTATATTAAACGAGAATGTTGATTTCTCGGACGATAACAATGAAGTGGTGGTTTCTGGAGTAGATTCTGATACAGGATTGCCGACATCATACGCCATTAAAGCGCACGGACAAGTAATATCCGGCGAACTTCTCGTAGAGACTGTCACCATAGGAAACTATGAAAGATTTTTGAAAGTTCCGTTGGAATCAGAAAATATAACAGAAATAGTATCAGTTTTGGATAGCGAAGGTCACGAATACTATGAAGTTCCATATCTTTCTGAAAATGTTATTTATAAATCGATCATAAATCGGTCAACAGATAAAGATGTGGCAAGAGAAATATTAAAACCTGTTGTTGTGGCACGAAGATTTGTGGTTGAGAGAGAAAGAGATATTACATATCTCCAGTTCGGATATGGTTCGGAAGATGAAATAAAAACAAACTCTATTGCCGATCCGACAAATGTTATTTTAAACATTCACGGCAAAAGTTATACGACCGACACCACATTTGATCCAAGTAAACTTATTGCGACAGATAAGTTTGGAGTT